GATGACGAATTAGAATTAAGAATTGACATTTGTACACACAAAATTGAAGAACTTCAAAACAAACTAAAAGGACATGACGAATGAAGAAAAAAAAGCGGCACTAATTGCTAAAGTTGGTGAGCAGCGAGTAAACGAATTAACTCAAAACATTTGGCTGCTGTTAGGGGCACTTAGCACGGCAAAATATGCCATTGCACAGTTTGAACCTAAGAAGCTAAAATTTGAAATGAAAAAACGTTTTATGGACCTGCATACAGCTATAAATCTATTTGTTAATAATTTCGAAAAAGCAGCCACACCAACCGAACGCGACCTATTAAATGAAAGCACCTACGACAATGTAGCCGTTATAGCTGAACTTATAGCGATGGCTTCTACATTGCCAGAATCGCAGTCAGAATGGTATTTAAATGAATGCAAAAAATTATTATTTTCAGCTTATAACAAATCACAAAATGAACTGTGTAGCGAAGGCGGTCAATAAATTGTTTCCTAATCAGGATTTAACAGAATTTTACGACCGTAAATTAGGTGTTGGTATGGGTGATATCCAGCGCATGATACCTATTGATTTATCTGTATGGCCTGTTTATTGCAACCATCACAAATGTGTTAATTTTGACCTTATAAGGCAGCTACCTAAAACCGAACATTTTATACCGTTATTTCTATTTAGTTCGGTTATGTCAGACCGCTTTAAGCTACATTGTGAATTTGCACTCTGGGACCGTAACACGGTTATAGTTAATGATATTGAACACGATGCTGATGAATATTTCAAACGTAACAAGATACTGCAAGTAGCAGCACTAATTAAGTTTGAAACACACGAAATACTGATAGCTAAAAAATGAAAAACCGCTGCCAAAAAAAGACAGCGGCCACACATGAAAACAACGAAAAAGCAAAAACACTATTTAGGCTCGGTATCTTTACCGGGCTTTTTTATTATATCCATCGGATTAGGTATAAAGCCTTTTATATAACCAACTATATTAACGCCTGTTGTTTGTGATACGTTTTCATAAATAGATTTTAATTCAATACCGCAAACGAATAAAGCTACATAATAGGATAATGTAAATTCTAAATCAAGTGACCACGTAAAAACCTGACTGGCAATAATCGCTAAACAGTAATCATTCATTTTGTTAATGGTTCTTCTAAAACCGCCCGATATAATTTTTTCGCCTTTTGCTTTAGCTTTACGAACACCTGTTAAAAAGTCAACTAAAAGCAAAAAACTAATGCAAATAATTAGCGGCTTTAAAATGTTTAGCTGCTGTTTAATTTCGGGCAAAATCTGTGCAAAATAATTTAGCGAATCAGATGCTAATCTAAGCGAATCGGCGGTAATAGTTAGGGAATCCATTATGAGATTTTAATATAACGTGAAATAATAACCGCGGCAGGTGTACCAATGAAGATAAACCACCACGGCAGGGGAACAAATATAACAAAGAATGTAAATGTAAATAATGAAACCCATGTGCCAAAACAGATAGGGCAAGCGCCAAGCATTGACCACGGGTTATTTTTCATATTGTTTTCAACATCATTATAAACGTGTTGAATTTGCTGCAAATAGTCTTTATAAATAGTATCAGCTTCATTAGCTGTTTTATTTTGCAATTGCTCGTTAAGTTCCTTATCGCGTTTTTGCTTCCATGCGTTATAATTCGCCCACACACGGCTTTTTTCTTTGGCTTCAAAGTCTAAATACAGTTTAGAAATAAACTTTCCGTAAGCGGAAAATATACGCCCAGAATAATATTCGCCCTGCACAGGCGAACCGATGCAATAATGCAAAAATTTAATTATGCAGGCTGCAAAAATTGATAGTGTTATTAGTGATAGCATATTAGTCTACGTGCGGTGGTTCTACAGGTTTAGTTTTATATTCTATCAAAGGTAATGTTTTTACCCATTGAAATTCAGGATTTACGCAAAATTCCATTTCTTCAACTGAAATTATCCAGTTGTCATTTACATCCTGTATTGGGTTAAAATAGCTGTCCTCATCGTAAAGCTGCCCAACAAGCTCATTCTTTTGCGATTCTGTTAAAAGTCCTACGTATGTCATACTTGTCTGCCTAAAGTTGTTTGAAATGTAATTACTGCTGTTCTTAGATTTGTAAGTTCAGTATCATTTAATCCATCAGCAAAAAAATCAAATGCGTGCCTCATTGTGTCATAATTTCCAGGAGTACCGTTTGAATTTTGTGCAGCTAAAAATATTATATTACTATTTTGACTAATTGAACCTGATGTAGTGTTATATATAAATGTTCCATCAGAACAAATCATAGCCCTATTGTTTGTTGCTCTTTTTGATATTGCCCAAAATCCTTGATGAGTTGTTGTATTTAATCCTGTCTTTGATAATGAAGCTAAAGTTGATTCTAAACTTCCTGTTTTTGTAGAAGTAGAATTTGCTCTTAATTCAACTACTTGATTTGCACTACCACCTGCTGTTCCAAAATGATGTCTATTTGATATTAAAATACTATTTAGATAAACCCCTAATGAATAAGAATTTATATTAGCATTAAATAAATTTACATTAAATTTAGTATCAGCATATCCATTTGTACCATTTGGTAAAGCACCTGAATTGCTATGAGTCCAACCCCCATTAAACACAAGTCTGTAAGCGGCATCTAAGTCACGCGGGTCTTTTAAATTCCATTTGTGTAAAGCAGCAGTACCACCCACAAAACAATAGATAGCTTTCATCTTTGTCCAAATACCAGCAGCTTTAAAATCCAATACAAGCTTATTTACAGCGTTTAAATTTGTAGCACCTGTTAATCCTGTAGCTGTAAAATATGCCTGCGCATCAGGGTCAAAGCCAAAAACGTAAGGATTTATTATCATCTTGTTCCGATTAAAGTAATTTTTAAACCTGTTGCCGTTCCATTCCCGACCTGGTCGATATCAATTGTAATTTCGGCATCGTCAGTTAGCGCAGATGTTGTTATCGTTGCAGCTGTTGCGGCCGTTGTGCTTGTTTTTTCTGTATTGTCAATTGTCAATTTTGTACCTAAAACAGAACTACCGCCTTGGTTTATGTCAACCGTAAATATAGAACCGCTTGCTTGTGCCGTTGTTAATGAAGCACGAACACTTGTTAATGTCATTGCGTGTGGCATCCTAAAGGTTACCTTTGCCGTTCCTGTTGTTAATGCTGTAGTTTCATCGCTCGCAGCAAGTTGTATCTCGACAGCTTGTCTTGTATCGTTCTGAACGTGTAGTAAAATATGTCCATCTGTTGCACTTTTTTTAGCAACATAACCAACCACAACTATGTAATTAGGTGATGCAGGTTTAACATTTGTTATTGCACCCGCACTTGTTGTACTTAGATATAAAATATCACCTTCAGTAAATGCGTTTGTGTTTAACCCGTGAACAATTCCGTTAATCGCCACAAACCCGTTGCTACTATCTGCGATGTCTTCGGCAACAATACCAAAAGCTGTTTCGCTATTTGCAACATTATTAGCTTGTGCTAAGTTTATACCAACAAATCCCCCAGCCACTCCGACAACTTTTACAACGCTGCCTTTACTAATTAAAGAACCGCTCGTATTACGTGCCCTAACTACTAATTGTTGACCAACCTTATTTTTTAAACCGCCCTGCAAACCTAAATCCAAAGTACCATCTGTACTATTCCACGCCAATTCACCAACCCCAACAGAATGTGCTGCTGCTGTGTCAAAGTCCAAATAATCCAAATCAATAATTCCAGCATTTGCCGAATTACCAAAACCTAAAACACTTGCTAAGTCTTGTGAACCACCTCCACCACTAACTACAAAAAAAAAATCTGTACTTAACAATTGGGCTAAGTCTGCACAATCACCCGTAAAAGGTATTGCCGCAGCTGGCACTACTTCTGTATTTTGAACTGTTGCAGGGTCGATATATTCAACGCTGCCATTGTCTTGAACAACTTTAACGCTGCCGTTAACGTTACATTCAATTTCTACGATGTCAGGACTAAGGCTGTTAATAAAATCGCCCGAAGTCGAATCATAAATAGCTACATTGCCGTTTGCTAATTTTACTATATCTATCATAATTATAAGTTTATTTCATTATTATATAATCCTACTTTAGTGCTAAATTCAATACAATCATATTCGATGCCATCAACTTCAACTTTTACAATTTCGCGGTCGTGGCCTATTATTTGACCTGTATATGTGTAATTTTCGTTTAGGTTTAACATTCTAAAAATAACACTATCACCATCTTTTACATCTATAAAATATGTAATAGAAATAGAACCAAATGTCAGTATTAAATACCATCTACCTTCTGTTATTGCATCTGCAACAATACCCGTATCAAATACAGCATCACAGCTGTTAAGACAGCCCAAAATTAACGTATTTTCACAACAATTACAACAAGCCATATATATAAAGTTAAATATTTTCTAAAAAAGGGGGTATTGATTCCAACCCCCTACTAATTGCCCCAAGGTAGCGAAAATGGCGGCATAGTGAATCTTAACATATCGTGAACGGCTTACATTTTTCTGTAAGGCTAAAATCATATCTTAATTCAAAATCTATACTAACTATTTGCATTAAACTTTGCAATGTTTTAGCATCTTTGCCTGTTTCAGCAGCGTAAACAGTCCATGGTAGTATTTCATTAGATACCGGGAACAAACGCGGGTTAACTATTGCGTATTGCCATTGTACGCCCTTAAAATTCGCACCATACAGCGCAAACTTAACGCTATCTAATAACATACGCGGGTCAGCGCATAAGTTCCAAAAAACTAATTTAAATGGAACACGCACATCCAATTCGATACCACAACTTCCGCGCTTAGTATTCGCGGCTTTTCTTGTTTCCGAAACAATACCATTAACACGGATATAATAGCCCGCTCCCGAGGTGTCTGTGATGCCAACATAGTTTCTTGTGCCGTTTTGCGTAACATTTAAAGTAACAACCTGCCCCGCAGTATCTTTTACAGCTATGCCATTACCGTTAACGTTTACATTTACGGCTGCCATTGCAGTATCAATTTGCTTTATTAGTTCGGTTATTATGTTTTGTGTTACGTACATTATAGTAAATCGATTTCTTCTAAAATTGCTAATAGTTCATTTCGCGCGGCTGTTTCGCCTAATTCGCGTTCTGTTTCTGATACGGTTGAAATATCTTTTGCAAAACGTTCTTCTTGAAATTCCATTATATTTGCCATTTCATCATTTGTATAAGTTATGGCACTAACGCTGGCATTTTCAGTTACTTTAATACTTTGAAATAATGAACCGCTAAAATTTAAATCAACTGTGCCCGATTGCCTACCTGTTAAATCTCTTAGTTCTTTATATCCTTGTGTTAAATACTTTGTTTTGTGCGGATTACCATTTTTAAAAACACTTTGACCGTTTTTACCTTGCGGCTTTATACCGCTTGCTGAAACGGTTGTAAGGCTTAACGGATTTATATAAAACGGATTAACACTATATTGCCCTATTGCACCGCCTGATGTATCTAAGCCTAAAAAAAATATCCTTTGCTTATATTCTGCAATGACTTGAAACGCGGCAGCCTGTGAAATTCTACGTGCCGTGTTTTCATCATTTACAACCTGTGCAAGTATTTCTAAGCGTTCAGATATTGTCATTAGCCGGGAAACATTGGGTACATTCTTAAACGTGGTTCACATCTATAACAAAAGCGGTCAGTTTCTAACAGCTGAATAATATTATCAATTTCATTATCTAATGCTTCAATGCTGGCATTTTCCCATTCAGCTATTTTAACATTTGCCCACTCGTTACCGTGTGTTTTAATTAGATTTAACCTGTTGTTAGGCGATACCCATTCTTTAAGAATTTGAACGCCTGTTTGATACAGAATTGTCATGCCTAATCGGTCTAAAAACTGGCAAATTATATCTGTATCTACACAATCAACACGTACACACGCGCCTAAATAACCCGAAGGCGATGCACTAACACCGTTCCAACCTTCAACATTTAGCACCATATCACCGCAAGGCTTACAATTAGATGCAGCATTGCAAGTGTATAGATAAGGCGCTACATTTGTAGTATCAATAGTAATTAAAATTACATCTTCATTAAAAAACTTTTTAATAAATATGTGCATTTCTGTATCTGCAAAAACAGTAACAGCCTGACTAAATAATATATTGCCTGCATAATCAGTTACATAAATTGTTGAACTTGCATCAACCGTACTTTTAAAACGTACAGAATCTACATAAATACGGCTTTGTGGGCTACTAATCCATTTCTTTGATACTTTGATGCCGCGGTTAACAGCAACGGGCATATCAATAGAATTTGAAACCTGACAAACAGAATATAAACTGCCAATGCTATTTAGTTTTATACCACGCGCATTTAAAACAGCTTTTAAGCGCTTTTCTACAATATCAGCAGCAAAGTACATCTTTTCGCGAACCGTTGCCGTAGCAGATACTAATGCCTCACTACTAACCGCCGCGACATTATTTATAGTTAACCCCTCAAGGTTTTCTAAATAATAACCGCTTGTCGGAACTGTACCTTCAGGATAACAGCCGTTAAGTGATATGATATAATTATCTAAGCAATTAGGTGTATTAAGATTCAGCATCTATTTGTTTTTTGCGACCGCGTTTTTTAGGCTGTTCAGTTTCGGTTATTTCTTTGGCTTCAATGGTTTCATTGGCTTCGGTTTCGATGGCTTCGGGTTGTTGTACATTTTCTTCTATTTTAATTACAGATAATAAACCTTCTGAATAATAAATATCTTTAGGAAAATCATTTTGCTTTACGGCCTTTTCAACGGCCTTGTTAATTTTTTCGCTGCCTATTGTTTTCTTTTGTGTTGTGTAGTCGAATAAGTAAACAACATCTTCGTTATCGGTACGCTGTATATTTATAGCGCCGTAATATTTGCGAATTATTGTTAATGCCTGTGCTATTTTTTTTGAATAGTTTACCATGTGTTTTTATTTTAAAAGGGGCGGTTTCCCGCCCCCAAATCATTAAAACTAAATTGTACCGTTAAAAGTATCGTTACATGCAGCGCTATCAGTTATGATAAGCTGTGCAGCACCTGTATTAGTACTTGTAGTGTAGAAATTAGCATAAGTTCCAAATACATTGGTTTCGCCTAAAATTTGTGCAGTAGGCGCACCATCAAATGAATTTGAATCTAAAACCCAGTCAAGGTTAGTAAGCGTTGCACTTGTTGAAGGTGTTGAAGCGCTGTAAACATTGTAAAGTGTTTCAGTAGAAACTGTAAGCGCAACATCTGAACCAGTAGCAGAAACAATTACAACCGAAGTAACGGTGCTGTTACCGAAAACAAAGATTGTTAAGCCTGTACCATCCCAACCGCCTGCAACGGTAAAGATAGAACCAACACTTGCAAGAGCAGCTTGAGCAGCGGCAACAAAACC